AGGGCGAACGTCTGGATAAATGGGAAAAGAAATTCTATCAGGAAAACAAAAATATTATTGATATAAAGACACGTCTCAGCGACGATGAGCAAGCTTATAAAGATAAGCTGAATGAGATGTTGAACCTCAAATAGTTAGGAGGTGAACACATGGCTGCTGATGGCTCAGTCATTATTGATACCAGGATGGACACATCAGGTGTGCAAAACGGCGTATCAGCAATCAAACAGTCATTTAACGGACTTGGCAGCGCAGTAAAAAAAATAGGCGTACTGATTGGTGGAGCATTTGCAGTTGGGAAACTGGCCCAGTTTGGGAAAGAGTGCGTAGAGCTTGGCTCTAATCTGGCAGAAGTGCAGAATGTGGTCGATGTTACTTTTGCAACCATGTCTGATAAGGTTAATGAATTTGCAAAGAACGCCATGACCTCTGCCGGTCTGTCAGAAACAATGGCAAAACAGTATGTCGGAACGTTCGGGGCAATGTCTAAGTCGTTCGGTTTCTCTGAGGCACAGGCTTACGATATGTCAACGGCTCTGACACAGTTAACTGGTGATGTGGCATCATTTTATAATATCAGTCAGGACTTAGCCTATATCAAACTGAAATCAGTGTTTACGGGTGAAACGGAAACACTCAAGGACCTCGGCGTGGTAATGACCCAGTCAGCACTTGACCAGTACGCACTTGCAAACGGCTATGGCAAAACTACATCTGCCATGACCGAACAGGAGAAAGTTGCTCTCCGCTTGGCTTTTGTGCAGAAACAGCTATCTGCCGCATCCGGTGATTTCATTCGAACATCTGGCTCATGGGCGAATCAGGTTCGAGTGATGCAGTTACAACTGCAATCTCTCAAGGCAACAGTCGGACAGGGATTAATCAATCTCTTCACTCCCGTTTTGAGAGTTATTAATATCTTGCTCGGTAAGTTAGCAACTCTGGCAAATGCCTTCAAGTCATTTACGGAATTAATCACCGGAAAGAAATCATCTGGCCAGACAGGCACAAGTGGTGCAGGTCTTGTCGGAACAGATGCAATAGCTGATACGGCAGATCAATATGGAAATGCTGCCGACAATGCCGAAAAGCTGGCAGATGCAACAAATGATACAGCGGACGCAACCAAGAAAGCTACTAAGGCAGCAAAAGGATATCTTAGCCCTCTTGATGAAATAAATAATTACTCAACGGATAAAAGTGTGGATTTATCGTCAAAAGTACCGGGCACAACTGGCGGACTTGCAGATCAGATGAAAGATACTGTACAAAATGTTGATTACGGAAAAATGGCAAAGGGCGAGACAGTTCTTGATAAGATGTTAAAGCCGTTAAATAAGATAATCAACAGATTTAAAGAACTAGCTAAATTGGTTGCAAAAGGATTCTGGGATGGATTAGGAGATTACGAACCAATTCTTGACGGAATAAAGAAGGATCTCGATTCTATATGGAAATCTTTAAAGGATATCTTTACTGATTCAGAAGTTACTAAAGCAGCAAATAATTTTCTTGATTCATTTGCATATGCAATTGGACAAGTTGCTGGCTCATTCGCCAGAATCGGATTAACAATTGCGCAAAACATTATAGGCGGAATCGAAAAGTTTTTAAAGCAGAACACGCAAAGAATAAAGAACTATCTGATAGATATGTTCAATATCGGCTCTGAAATTGCACAAATAGGTGGAAATCTTGCAGTTGCTTTCGCTGATGTTTTCTCAGTTTTCGGCGGAGAAACTGCGCAACAAATCACAGCAGATTTAATCGGAATCTTTGCTGAAATCGGAATGGTTCTTACGGAAACGGCTGCAAAACTTGGTAGAGATATCCTGAACATGATTGCACAGCCTTTTATCGACAACAAAGACATTTTGAAGTCAGCAATCGAGGGTAGCCTCGGAGTAATAGAAACTGTAACAAGTGGGGTCTTAACAGTTGTTCAAAACCTTAGTGACGCGATATCCAGACTATATGATGAGCATGTAAAACCGTTCTTTGATTCTATAGCAAATGGACTATCAAGCATATTTGAGACTCTGATGACCGGATACAACACTTATATTCTTCCAGTTTTGCAAGGACTGGCAGAACAGTTCAAAGGGCTATTAGAGGGACCATTAGGGGATGCGATTTTAAAGATAGAAACATTCCTCGGAAAACTCATTGATTCTCTGAAACTTCTGTGGGAGTCGGTATTAGTGCCTTTGATTAACTGGATAATCGCGAATTTGCTTCCGGTCGTGGCAGAAATAATTAACGTTGTAGGCACCGTAGCAATAAAAGTTATGAAATCATTAATTAAAATAATTGGTGATGTAGCAGATACACTGAGCGGAATCATTGATTTTCTTGTCGGCGTTTTCACAGGAGACTGGGAACTGGCTTGGCAGGGAATAAAAGAGATTGCGGATGGAGCATGGAGTTTTATCAAAGATGTTGTGTCAGGTGCGTGGGAGATAATTAAAACCGTAACAAAAGGCGCGTTGAGCATAATAAAGAGCATCATCAGCACTGCTTGGAATGCGATTAAAGCATTGACTTCAACAATCTGGAACGCAATCAAAAAGACACTTTCTGGCCTTTGGAACTCTCTTAAATCCACAGCCAGCACAGTATTTAATGCAATTAAAACTAAAGTTGTAGGCGTATGGGACAGCGTAAAGAACAAGAGAAGCGATAAAAAATGCTATCACTAATAAGTTTAATGCCGCCAGAGATGCAGTCAAATCTGCATTTGAAGGTATTGTAGACTTTATTAAAAGACCAATCAATCAGGCAATCAGCATTGTTAATAATGCAGTTGGGATGATTAATAATGCAATTGGTGGAATTGAATCTGCGTTTTCCTTTGGGCCCTGGACTGTTCCAACACCGTTTGGCTCAAAGACTATTGGATTTCATGCAACATTTCCACGTATCGGAACTATCCCATATCTGGCCAGTGGCGCAGTTATTCCACCACGAAGCGAATTCCTTGCGGTATTAGGTGACCAGAAGAAAGGAAATAACCTGGAAGCACCGGAAAGCCTATTACGGCAGATCGTCCGGGAAGAGTCAGGAAAAGGGCAGGGAGATGGAAATACCTATAATGTTACAGTCAATGCATCTGGCAGAAAATTGTTAGATATTATTATCAGTGAAGCTGAAATGAGAAGAAACCGAAATGGGAAAAACCCATTTGAGTTAGCATAAAGGAGAAGATATGGCACAGGAACAATTCAAAATAGACAATGTTGTTATAAGAGCACCGGATAGTTACAAACCGGTGTTCGCAACCACATCTACGGAAGATTCTAAGAGAAGTCAGGATTTAGTTATGCATAATTCTCCAATGGGAACCATAGGCGGGGATGACATGCAATGGGGCGATGACATGCAATGGGGCGAGCTTACGTGGGCTGAAATAGCAACCATACTAAATACTGTGCTTAACAAAAGCAAATTCACATTCCACCATAAAGACCCTACTGTTCCGGGAAGATGGATAGACAGAACATTCTACGCATCAAATTTTAATATGGCTGCGCAAACTCTGAAAGATGGGGAAGAAAAGTGGACGGATTTGTCTATTAATGTAAGGAGGATTGAGCCGTTTTGATAAATGCATCTACTCAGTTAAAAGAGGAATCTCTTACAAACAGAAATTATTACGTAACAGCAAACGTTACATTATCAGACGGCACTACGCTCAAATTAGAAAAGAAGGACTTTTTTTTATCCGGAAACAGTCTTGTAGATTCAGCAGATTCTGGGGACTTCCCAGTGGGCGTGGCAATCGAAAAAACAGCAAGTCTGTCATTAGTGAATGACGATGGCCGCTTTGACAATTACAACTTTAACGGTGCAAGATTTGTCATTTTTCTTAATCTTCAGTTATCCAACAAATTAGAAGCTATAAAAAGAGGTACTTATGTTGTATCAAAAAAACCTGCGACAGCGAGCGAAATAAGTCTTTCTCTTTTAGATAAAATGCATAATACTGATAAGACGTATGATTCTAATTTGTCTTTTCCTTGCACTGTTAGAGAACTGCTTTCAGAATGTTGCCAACAGTGTAATATTACGCTTGGCGATGCGACATTCCCGAATTCGAACTTTCAGATTTTACAGTCGCCATCTAACACAACATATCGTGCGGTAATTGGAATGTGTGCCGGGATAGCTGGTGGAAACGCAAGAATTGACGAGAATGATCTGCTCAGAATTGTTACATTTGATAAGGCATTTACCAGCGCAATTATTTATGATGGTGAAACAGCAAAGGATTGGACAAATGGTGATGATTTGGACGGCGGTACGCTTAATCCATGGACAACAGGGACCGTGATTGATGGTGGTACATTAAGTAAAAGTGATTATCATACATTGTTTTCGATACAAAATTTGCAATATGATGTAGATGACATAGTTGTAACAGGTGTCAAATACATAGAAGACGAGTCAGAATATATGTCGGGTCGAGAAGGCTACGTAATCACGGTAGACAACCAGTTGCTGTCAGGCAATGCACAGGCGGGAGTCGAAGCTATTGCGAAGCTATTGGAAATCAATTAATCGGTTTGCGAATGCGTCCTTTCTCATGTGACGGAATTGCCAACGGATATGTCACTTTTGGCGATCCAGTTGAATTTATTGATACAAAGAATCGTGTCTTTAGATCATTTGTGACAGACATAGAGTTTGTGTTCGGTGGTTCAACAACATGGAGTTGCAATGCAAAGAGTGCTGAAGAAGATGCAAGTGAGTTTATTGGCGAACAGCAGGCAGTGGTAGAACAAGCAAAGAAAGATATAGAAAAGAAACTATCTGCCTATGACATAAAGCTCAAACAAATGAATGAGCTTGCAGCAAACACGCTGGGTTTCTTCTATACAGAGGAAATGCAAGAAGATGGTTCTGTAATTACGTACCGGCATGATAAACCTGCACTTGCTGATTCTAAAATAATTTATAAGACAGGTGTCGATGGATTCTTTTTGTCAGTAGACGGAGGTCAGACATGGAAAGCCGGCTTTGACAGTAATGGGGATGCTGTTCTGAATATTCTTTACGCCATCGGCATTCAATCAGAATGGATTAATACAAGAGGCTTCACAGCGAAAGACAATAAAGGGAATACGACATTAAGAATAGATGCCGACACAGGTGCTGTCACATTAGAGGTTGAAAGCTTTACGCTAAAAAGTAGAACTATTGAACAGATCGCCAAGGACGTTGTGGCTGGGACAGTTCAAAATAATGTGACTATCCCGAACTATTATGGCACGTATGTACCAACATTGCAGAACTATCCGGCATCTGAGTGGAAAAGTGAAGAATATGAAAAGCATGACGGCTCGATTTTCATGAACTTCTCTACAAGTCAGGTATATATGTTTTCTGGGACTGATGGCGCTTGGCGGGAACTGGACACTGGAAAAATTGTCAATTTTGAAAGAGTTTTTAACGCTCTGACAGACAATGGCAAGCAAGAGGGAATTTATATGCAGAATGGACATCTGTATGTAAATGCTTCCTATATTAAGTCCGGCCAGATTTCAGCTGATTTGATTAATCTGAAGAACATCAACGTTACAAACAGTTCTGGAGTACCAACATTTGCGATTGATAACTACGGAAATGTTACGCTCAGGCCTAATACATTTGCGTTAACAAACGGTGATACAATATATAGTATTGCGGAAGATAAAGCTTCGACAGCGTTATCTAATGCAAATCGCTATACAGACAAGGCACTTAGTGATCTCGACATAGGAAAAATGTCTAAACAAGAGATTATTGATGTGCTAAGTGATAATAGTAGTAATAAAGGTCTGTATCTAGTAAATGGCAATGTGTACATGAATGCCGATTATATTAACACGGGTGAATTAGCAGGATGGAAAGTTGGAATTAAAAAGCTTTCAGCAAGTGGCACATATGGAGAAGTAACGCTAGACGCTTCAACTGGAGAGATCTATTCAGAGACGAATACAGGAATATATGTGCCGGGGTACGGGACGTTGTATGGAACGCGAATTAGAGGAATCAATCTTTATACAGGAACCGTACACGCAAGCTCAGTCTCGGTTGGTACCAGTGTTTCGGCGGACAGTATTTCGGCATCAAAAAAAGTTAAAGCAGGAACGCACGTAGAAGCCAGTGGTCATTTCTACAGTGTAGGTACGGGGACAGACCTTGCGGATTTAAGTGTCCGAGGAACAAAGAAGAGGATTTTTCCAACAAAAAACTATGGTACACAGGCATTTTATTGCTACGAAATGGCATCCCCCATGTTTGGAGACATCGGAGAAGCATCCATATCAGAAGACGGCACGTGTCTGATAGACATAGATGACATATTCCAGGAATCTACCAATGTAAGGATTGAATATTATGTATTCTTGCAAAAGGAGGGGGATGGAGATTGTTGGGTAGATAAAAAAGAGCAGACATATTTCGCTGTAAAAGGTACTCCGGGGCTTAAATTTGCATTCGAAATCAAAGCGCGGCAGGCTGACTATGAACACATGCGTTTTGCTGATGTAAGTGAAACAGCTTACGACAGGGCAATAGACACAGACATGCCAGAGCCAGACTACAGTGAAAGCCTTGAAGTATCAGAGCCAGATTATGAAAAAAGAACTTCTTAATAACAGGGAAAAAATTATTGACGAAATGGAGGAAATATCATGAAAAAAATTCTTACAAGTTTTATGAATCTTAGCACTGGAGAAGGAAGTCGCATTGCTTACACCTATTCAGAAGTAGACGAAAATACAGGAAGTATTATCAGCCAGAATAATAAGGGCAATTTTCTTGTAATGGATGACAATGTACAGAAAAATCTTGATTCTGTAAAGAATTACATAAGGAGCAGTTTCCTTTCATAAGGAGGTAAATCTAATATGGCTGACACATATACAATACAGTTCCGGCGCGGTATGTACGCCGATTTTGATACGTCAAAGGTTCGCCCCGGGGAACCTGTCGCAATCCTTGGCAATGACCCGTCCATTCCATCTGGCAAAGCCCTGTACATTGCATTTGCAGCCAATGATGTAAGACGCTTGTGTTCAATCGAAGACATTTCAGAAATGGTCAACGCTGGAGAATTTACTGGACCGCAAGGTCCTAAAGGTGAAGTGGGTGCAACGCCTATATTTACAATTGGCCAAGTCGACACGCTTGAAGCAGGACAACGCGCTACTGCATCAATTGTAGGAACAGCAGAAAATCCTGTGCTGAATCTTGGCATTCCAAGGGGTGCCTCTGGTAGTGGTTCAGTGAGCGAAGAAGTGATAAATCCGTACAAAGGGAAGACAATTGTGGCGTTTGGTGACAGCATTATGGCTGGCTGGGGATGGAAAGAAGGCACCGGCGTCGTGCAGCCGTTAAAAGAAAAATATCCAGATGCCACTTGGATTAATGAAGCCGAATCTGGTGCGAACTTTGCCATTACATCCAACCCAGAACGCACACCGATCGTAACGCAGATTAGGAGTTACACTGGTGCAGCTGATGCGATCATTTTTGACGGTGGAGTTAATGACATCAATAATAGTATTCCAATCGGATCAATCGAATCTGGATATGATGCTTCGTATAATACGGCTACGTTTTGTGGCGCATTTGAGAGTGCACTACAATACATTATGGATACGTACCCTTTGGCTGTTAAGCTGTACATTATTCCGCACAGTTTCGCGAAAGACAACTCCTATATCAATAGTATTATGTCGAAAGCAATTGAAATTTGTGAAAAATGGAATATGCCATATCTTGATATGCGTAAGTATGCCCAGATTGCAATGACATCTAAAAACAAAGGCAAATATACGCGAAACGCGAATAGCGGGGTTGGTGATGGTGTGCATCCTACGGAACCATGGTATCGTACATTCTACAGTCCTGTTATTGATCAACAACTTCAGTTTCTTGGCGCAGGACGTGTCGCTGCATCCGTAACTCCGACTGTTGTTCCTATGACTGGAGTATCTTTAGTAGTTACCGTAAGACCTTCTGACGCAACGAATCAATCAGTTAATTGGAGCACAAATAATTCAAATGTGACCGTCAGCAATGGAATGGTGACTGGAAAAGCTGTCGGTACATCTGTAGTTACAGTAACAACGGATGATGGCGGACACACAGCTCAGTGTACAGTTAATGTTACTGAGAATACAATTGAACCTGGTGAGAGTCACACGGAATTAGAGTCACTCAGCGTTGACGGAAACTGTTATTTTAACACAGAAATCTTGCCTGATCAGAACACGAATACAGATACAAAGCTATATATCAAATCAGGAACGATGTATATCTGTGGTGCAAGAGATAATAACTACAAGTACGGCTATACAGTGACGGATAACTTCTATGCTGTTAGAGGTGGGGTATCCAGCGCGGCAAAAAATGCTCCATACTGGGAAGATGTCTGGGTTATCAAGCAGAACAGAGCAACTGCAACATTTGGAAACAATACGGTCAATTTAGATGAAGTAGGGAACTTTGTTTTGACAAGTCCATTTTACATTGGTTGTATGAGTAAAAATGGTGAAGCTGCTGGTGCTGGGTTGAAAGGAAAAATATATTACTCAAAGATTTATTCTGGAGGTAATCTTGTAGCAGATATGATCCCTGTCAAAAAGTCGGACGGAACGCTGTGCTTGCATGTCGGACGGAACGCTTTGTTTGTATGACAGAATTAGAAATAAATATATCTATAAGTCTGGCACAGGAATGATAACAGAGTAATTGATAACGCGGTATCTGAATCACTAGGTCAGATTATAATGAAACAGTAAAGACAATCTACACGATAATGCAGGAGGTACAATGATGGCAGAATATAAAGGCATAGACGTTTCGGCATGGCAGGGAGCAATCGACTGGGATACCGTAGCAAACTATGGTATAGGCTTTGCGATACTCCGGATCACAGAAGCCGGAAACGTGATTGATAGCTGCTTTGAGAAAAATTACTCCGGATGTCAGAAACATAACATTCCAACCGGAGTATATAAATACAGTTATGCCATGACAGTCGCAGAGATACAGAGCGAAGCCAAGAAGGTCGTGGAAGTTCTAAACGGGCGAAAACTGCAGTATCCGGTCTGGCTGGATCTGGAATGGAATAATCAGAGAAGCCTTGGAGCTGAACAGATCCATAAATCGGCAGAAGCATTCGAAAAGATTATCACGGCAGCGGGATATAAATTTGGTATTTATTGCAATGTGGATTGGTACCTGAATGTAATTTGTAGTCATCTGAAAAAATATGATTTCTGGATAGCCTGTTATCCGGCATCAGATAACGGTACTTTACAGGAACGACTCCGGCCGGACTTTGGTGTGGGCTGGCAGTATTCCAGTAAAGCAACCATTCCGGGAATCTCAGGGAAAGTAGACAGAAATGTCTTTTACAAAGACTATACTGCAACAAAAAATGAGAATAAGGGGGAAACGACAATGGACAAAGCTATTGAAAAAGTTATCCTGATTGCAAGAAATGAAGAGGGCTATTTAGAGAAAAAATCAAACAGCCAGCTTGACAGTAAAACAGCAAATGCAGGATCCGCGAATTATACAAAATATTGGCGAGACATTAAGCCGGATTATCAAGGACAGCCCTGGTGCGCAGCGTTTATCTCTTGGTGTTTTATGAAAGCTTTTGGTCTGGGTAATGCAAAGAAACTCTTAAAACATTGGCCTTATGTATACTGTCCGACACTGGGAAAACTGTTTGCCCGGAACGCAAACCCGAAAATTGGTGATGTTGTTATCTTTTATCATAACGGGACGTTCACTCATACTGGACTGGTTACTGCAGTAATCGGGGATAGATTTTACACAATAGAGGGTAATACTTCCGGCGCATCCGGTATTATCGCAAATGGTGGTGGCGTATGCGCTAAAAGTTACCTTAACAGTCAGATGCCCGGAACTAAGTTCTGCACACCAGACTATAGCATTGTGTCTAATGCAGTGAATAAACCATCTGACATTAATAAAATACCATCCAATACGATACAAACAGGAGAGAAATATATGTTTAATCCAGAAACAGTAAAAGCAGGAGATAAAAACACATCTGTGCTCCTCTTACAGGAGATTTTAAGAGCCAGAGGCTTTAAAGGCAAAAACGGTAAAGCCTTGAAACTTACATGGACAGCAGATGCGAACACGATTTACGCGCTGAAAGCTTATCAGGAATCCAGAAAAGAAGTTTTGGAAGTGGATGGTATTTGCGGATCTGCTACTTGGAAAGATTTGATTGCTATATAAAATATCCCGGGGTTAATTCCCCGGGAACTTTATTTATAAACATATTTTGTATCATTTCGGAAATTTTAGACCGTTATCGTTAGTCACACGTTAGTCACAAATAAAAATATTATTTCCTAATATAATAGTGCCAAAAACGCTGTATTTACAGGCATTTGCGCAAATTCTCAATTCCTATTTGTTGGTCACAAACAATAAAATTAGAATAATGAAAATGAAATGTGGGAAATCCTTGCAAAATCGCTGAAAACGTTGATTTTAATAGGGTTTCCGGCATTTCGATAATGATATTTCGGTTGTTTTAGAAAGATAAAAATGGGTTCCGTTAGTCACAGTTAGTCACAAATGGAACTTTTATCTTTTCTATTTCTGTCCGAAGTTCTTCCAGTGTTCTGTGGCCGTACACAGCATTTGTAACATCTCCGCCAAAGGAGTGACCGAGCATTCGTTTTCGGTCGTTCTCCCGAACACCGTATTTTTCGCATAGGGCGGAAAAGGTGTGCCGGCAATCATGCGGCGTGTGTTTCGGATTGCCGACTATTTTTAATCGTTCCAGTGTAGGATAGAACAATGCTTTTCTGTGATGCTGCTGAGTATACACGCATAATTTTCCATCTTGTGTCAGCACTTTCTGCTCAACAAAACGGTATATAGCGGAATGTATCGGGACAATTCTGTTTTTACCGGCTTTTGTTTTAATTCCACCTTGGAAGTATCTTTCTTCTAAGTTGGTCGTAAGTTTTAACACTTCGCCAATTCGCCATCCAGAGTAACACATAATAAGAATGAGCTGCACTTCTGGATCGTCGGTATTATTCCACAGTACTTGCATCTCCTGATCGGAAAATGGTGTTCCATGTTCGGTGTCATTATCAGCATTGACATGGACATATAACGCCTTATTTTCCGTTACGATCTCTGAGTAGACAGCATATTTGTACATCTGCTTGAACAGAGTCAAAATAGCCATCTGGCTTTGCTTTTTCAGCTTACAATCATCAATAACCTTTTGCATATCAGGAGCCTTTAAATCTTCGAATATGCGATTGTGCAGAACAGTACAGTTCGTATAAGCTGTCCGGTATGCTTCCTTTGAGCTGTACGACAGTTTTGTCCCCTCTGGGAACTTCCACGCATAAAACTGTTTATATACCTCTGAGAACGTCAATTTCTTGATTTCCGGGTGTTTATCCTCGACACCCTTGATTGTATTGTAGTCGGCAATTAAGCGGCTTATAAGAGTATCTATGTCGGTTGTAGGAGATACCTCAAGAGTCCGCTCCATGCCGGGTTGATACGTGCCGGCTTTGTATGCTGTCAGGACAGTAAAGCCTTTTATCCAGTCATCCACATAGCAGATCGCCGGCGGACGTTTTAGTTTACCATTATCGCCCAGTGTAGCTGGTGGATGCACTGCGAAACAGTTTCTCCGGTTCTTGCCAAGATACCGGATAGAGCCGAAGTTATTTGGCAACTTTGGGTATTTCTTTCTTTTCTTGGATATTTCTTTCTTTTCTTCGCCATTTTTATTCCTCTTTTCTTTATGTAGCTGCTTTAGGTATAAAAATAACAGCCGAACAAATTTTCTGGGTTGTTCGACTGCTCCGAAGATGATACAATATGTTTGCCAGAATATTACATTTCTTCGGAGATGTATAAACGCCGTCTCGGTACGCCAATGCCGGGGCGGTTTTTTTATTTAATTATGTGATTTCCAATTTACTCTCATTACAATTCCTACAATCCAATAAATTCCACCAGTGAAGATTCCTAAGATAAAAATCCAAAACCAACTTAAATACCATGGCATTTTCCGCTTTATATACGGTGTACCTGAACTCGCCGCTGAGGACGCAGAGGAAGATGCAGAATTGTTAATGATAATATCTCTGTTATTGGAAGCTAATTGTTCTACTTGCTTTCCACACTTAGGACACACTACACAGTCGTCGTCAATAAGTTCTCCGCAGTGCTTACAATATTTTTTCTTTTCATTCATGATAAACACCCTCCTGATATGTTTTCGCCACACTTCGCACTTTTTATGCGGATTATGTATTTTGTACCGCTGATTTTGCAATATTATGTAAAGTACGGTTATTCGTGGTATTTTTATTTTATCATTTTAAGAGCATATTGTAAAGATTTAGAACGAAATAGAGTGATTTAGATGAAAAAGAAATGTTTTAAGTGCTTTGTACTTCTCTTGCTGATCTATAAGGTATTTAGTCTTGTACATACCCCACAAAAGATAATTTCCAATAATAATCAGAAAGATATGCAGATAGTTCATTCGTATATGGTATATCAGGAGCATTCTGTCCAGAAGTATCCACATACAAACAACGGCGGTGGAAAAGTTTGTGATCTCGCATTTTTCCTCTGCAAAAGCATAATTTTCTTTGAGGTTGTAAAGTTTGCCTACGAAATAACAAAAGTCCATGTGTATATTTGGCAGTTGCCAAGAGTCGGAATAGGTGGTATAATAGCAAAAGCGAACTAATGTTCGGTTCTATTTCCCGCAGCCGGGCATATATTTTAGTGTAGGTGGTAGTTGTGACAGGGAGGGTTGTTTATGGATTATAAGAAAGAAATTATTGAACTAATAGAAAACTGTGATAATATTCATTGGCTAAAAACGATATATGCATACATAAAAAGATTAATAGGATAACAAAGAAAAAGACAAGGGTTTGCGCATTGCCCTTGTCTTTCTTTTTTTACTTATTGGAAATCATGTCAATCAGCTCTTCGAGTTTGTCCCATCCATCATCGTCCAATCTGGCTAATGCAGATACAAGACGGTGTCTAAATGAATCTTCGCCGGATTTCTGTATGTCTGCGAGCATTTCTGCAATTTCTTCATCTTTGCTCTTTGGAATAAACATACTTCCCTTTCCTGTTCTGAGCCATTCTTCACTCACTCCATTATTTGCCAACATTATTACATGCTGATCTGTTACTTTCCTACGCCCTGATTCAATATCAGAAACGCCAGACTTTGTAATTCCAAGAAGTTCGCCGAATTTCTCTTGACTTAGATTCATTGCTTTGCGCAATTCTTTTATTCTGTCATTCATAATATCCTCCTTTCATTTAATACTATACCACCTCTGTGCGGAAATGTAAAGAAGAAAAGTTCGCAAACCGAACAAAAAACTGTTGACAAGGTTCTTTATGCGTGATATTATATACGCATACCGAACAAGGAGGTGAAAACAACGAGCCAAATAAAAAAGTTTTTCCACTGGTACTTTTTTGAGCCAAGGAAAACATTACTGGAATGGTTCATGGCAAAATTCCCAAACTTTCCATTATATGTATCAATAGCATCTTTGCTGCTGATAATGTTTCGCTCAGAAATGGAATCTTGCATACGTCATATCCGGCAAATAGGGCAACAATTGATATTACTGTTGGGATTACAAATCTAATTCGTTCTTTACGCTTGATTCGAAAGTACATTTTGCAATTTCGGTTCACGGTATAAACTCCGTGATCTCGGTCAAGCAGACCTAGGCGGTTCAGATAGTCTAGTGTCTGGTATCTAAAGAAACGATTAGATTTGATAATCGGCAACAAGTAGAGAGTTATTCGCTCACTAAAGGATAACTCAATGTTAGAAAAGTCAATATTTTTCATTTTAATCTCCTCTCATAGGAGAGTATATCACAAGAAAGGAGTGAGTGCATTGTCGGAGAAAGAAAAAAGAATCGTTGAAAAGCTGAAAGATGCGATTCCTAAGATGTCAGAATTTGACAAGGGTTACATTCTCGGCAAGACGGAAAGTTTTTCTGAGAAAAAAGATGATTCTGATCAGAAAGAAGAGACCAAGAAAGGAGCATAAATGGACGCATTACAATTTAATAAAGCCGTCAGTCAGCACTGCAAAGAATCTGGTGGAGACTGTTGCAAATGTGACCTTCGGCTTTACTGTTACCTATCGCCAAGTGAGCGACCAGATGAGTTAGTGAGTCTGGTTATTGATTTTTTGCATAACCACATTGAAAACCATGATCATTATACCCATCACAGTGCGGCTTCATTTCCGTGTATTGATGATATGGACATGAACACCGCAGTAGGTGGCGACCGCTATCAGAAACCTCATACTCTTCATAAACAGTCACGTGTTTGTGAATCTTGTGGCAATGATACAGTCGTGTAATTGTTTCAACCATATAATTCCCCTTTCGTTATACTCGGCATGTCGGTGCCTGTAAATGCATTATAGGTAGAGGGGAAAGGAAATACAATAGGTTGAATAAAAATCGTATTAAGAGATAAAAGCAAAGTAAGGAGGTAAAAAATATGAAACGCCATCCGATTATGGAATATGTGATTCCAGCAATTATAGCAAGTGTGGCAACAGTTTTAATCCGTTTAGTGCTAGGGTGGTAAGAATTGAAACAATAAATCGGTTGAGATACACAATATCACCTCCCATCCACTGGGAGTATATCACAAGAAAGGAGACTTATGAACGAATTACAGATTTTTAATTCAGGGGAGTTCGGAGAAATTCGAACAATAGAAATTGACGGGAAACCGTATTTTGTCGGAACTGATGTTGCAAAAGCTCTTGGATACAACAATCCCAGAGATGCCGTATCAAGGCATTGCAAGGGAGTCGTAAAACACGACACCCCTACATCTAGTGGAATTCAGTCAATGTCATACATAAATGAGGGAGATTTGTACCGCTTGATTATGAAATCGAAACTTCCATCAGCAGAGAAATTCGAATCATGGGTTATGGATGAAGTTCTTCCGACAATCAGAAAGACAGGCTCATACCGGAAACCACTGACGACAGTTGAACAGATACAGGTTATTGCGACAGGATTCTTAGATCACGAAGAACGGCTTAACAGACTTGAAAACACCATGACTATTGACTATGCACAGCAGGAAGCTATTAGGGACTTAGTGTCAAGTGTCGTAATTGCTCACCTTGGTGGGAAAGAATCAAATGCTTACAAGGAAATTGGCAAGAAAGTATTTGCTGAATGCAACAGGGATATAAAGACTTACTTCACAGTAAATGCCCGCAATAACATTCCTAAGCTGAGATTTGAAGAATCTATGGAATATGTCAGAAATTGGCATCCATGCACCAATACAGTAATGATGATACGTGACTGTAACGCTCAAATGAGTATCAGTTAGAAAAGAGGTTTATATGAGTGCAGTTGATAATTACGTAGAGCAGAATGCACAGATTCATCAGTTCGCTGCAGAGGTTGCGAGAATCATATCAGGCATTCCACAGATGCCAGAGTTCTCTTCAGAGAATATGACCGTAGCCGATGCGAGTCAACTGATTGGACTTCCTATTACAGCAATCCGGGCGGGAATTGTGTATGGATGGTTGCCGATCGGTGTGGCTGTGCAGAATAACAAGCCAGCAAAAAGCCTTTCCGGTGGACGAATTACATACATCATAAGCCCTAGGAAAGTCTATGAAGTGACTGGACATGTCTGGAAAGGTAAGGCTGCTCTTAATAAGTGAGTGCCCCGGAGGGAGATTGGGCCTCCGCCCCGGAGCTTTGCACCACTAAAACACCTTAGTGGATAGATACATTATAGTTCTCTATCTGCTAATTGTAAAGACAAATAAGAAAAAATAAGGAGAAATTAGCACGATATGAGTGAAATTAGAAACGAAAATCAGCCAACATGGACTGACATCGAAGTAGCACTTGCGACTGAAATTGTCGAAGAAAGTAAGAAAAAGTCAAAAAGATGGTTCACTGCATGGATTGTGACAGTCGCCGCACTGGTAGCGAGCAACCTTGCGTGGATTCTGGGAGAAATGAAATAAAATGAAAGAGTATATGCTAATTGCTGTTTGTATGCTTGCCGGGAAATATGTGGATATACCTATCTGGCTGAACATCTTTTTCGGTATCTCGGCAGCATGGGCAGTGCGCCAGATGAAAGCAGACTGGTAGCAGGAAATAAGGAGGATAAGAAGATGTTCGAGAAAGAGATTGATGAAATTTACGAACTCTGTAAAAGAGTTGTGAACGAAGTTCCGGCAGTAAGTGTCGAATTCAGTTATTCAATTTATGGCATGAGAGTATGTGGGCTTAAAAGAAAAGAAGATGCTTGCCTTCCAAAAGACGTGTTCAAGTGGGATTTGTACCAAAACGTATCTTTCAACCCATTTTATGAGAATGCAAGCCGCGAAAGTCTCAGAATAATCAAAGCTTTCTTGTTGGAACTTCTGATAGATGGGAAGTGTCCGAATGAGTAAACAGATAGCGATTATGAAACTTCTTCCCAGTCTGGAGATAGCAGGATGTATTAATGAACTGCTTAGAGAGCTTCAATCCAGAGGTGATTACATTCTGGATTATGAAAACTGTGACATGTCTCTGGACCATGTGGAGTACCGCAAAGCCGAAGATATCGACGGAGAGAAGTTCGGAGATGCTTCAGACAACCTGTACTGCTTTTTCAAGGCGGTGTGAACATGGACGAGAGGATTAATGAGGTCCTGAGACTGATTGATATACAGCTTGCCACAGTCCCGGATAATCCCATTGAAGAATCATACAAGGCAAGAACGTTGGCGAGCTACGTGCAGGCTTTAAATGGGCTTTTAACGGCTCAGAAATCGTATAAGGAGGAAAGTATCAATGAGTGAATTTGAAATCCATATTCCGGCAAGGAAAAAGCAGGCAACAGCCGAAAAAGACGCAGCAGTAAAAGTAACAGGCGAGGCGTATAATGCACTGACAGAAATCTACAACGAAAGTACATTATCAATGCGTCAGATCGCAAGCATTCTGATTATCGAAGGTAGCAAACATATTGTTTATGACAAGGTAGGGTGTTAACTATGGCAAATTTAATCGGCATTATGGGCGAACCTGGGAGCGGTAAAAGCACATCCCTTCGCAATCTCAATCCAGAGGAAACTTATTACTGTGATTGCGACGGAAAAGGTCTGAATTGGAAAGGGTGGAGAGATCAGTATTCCTCTGATAAGAGCAATTATGTAAAGACCAGTTTTCCGCAGACTATCATTAAATATCTTTTAAACATTGCAGAAAAAGCACCACATATTCATTATTTCGTGGTTGATACCGTAAATAACTTAATGGTATCGGACGAAATGAGGAGATGTAAAGAGAAGGGCTATGACAAGTGGATGGACCTCGCCTCGAGCATCTGGGACTTGGTAGATATTCCGTCAAAACTCAGAGACGATCTGACAGTAATCCTGCTGTTCCACACGCAAACAGAAATGACTGACGCAGGTTATGAGTTTACCAGGATTAAGACCAACGGAAGAAAGACTGAAAAAAACAATATCGACAGTAAATTTAACTGGTTACTCAGATCAATGAAGCAGGAAAACACCTATTGTTTTTCAACCACTTCTCATAACGACACTGCAAGAACGCCACTGGGAGCATTTGAAGAGGAATATATTCCAAATGATATTACGAAGGTCATTGAAGTTATGAAGGAGTTTTGATGAGAGAACAAAACTGGTATGTATTTTTAATAGGCTGATACGCCTATCGAATAAGATGTGAATCGTATTATATCCATCAATTATACCGCGACAAAGCAATTCGTGAGTACAGGAAATGTTCAAGCAAAGAAGAAGCCATTTCTATGTGCTATGACTATAACAAATATTTAAAAGGAGATAAAAAACATGGCAATTAAAAGATTTGGAGATTATGAAAAAACACAGGCTTATGGAGATTATGACGTGCTTCCAAAGGGCGGTTACGTTGTGAAGATTCTTGGAGCCGAAGTTTGCAACAACAGTGTAGGCCAGTATGTAAAAATCAGCTGTGACATTGCAGAAGGCGAACATGCAGGATTCTATGCAAAAGAATATAAAGCTCAGCAGAGTGAGGACGAGAAATGGCATTGCAATTATCTTCTGAACATTCCGAATGATGACGGATCAGAAAAAGATAACTGGACAAAGAGACGTTTTAAAACATTTACAGAAGCCCTTGAAGAATCCAATCCGGGATATCACTTTGACTGGGATGAGCAGAAATTCAAAGGCAAGATTGCTGGCGGCCTTTTCAATGAAAGAGAGTATGAGAAGAACGATGGAAGCGTTGGAAGAGCTACCAATTTAGCAGCCTTCTGCAAAGTCGATAAAATCCGCTCCGGTGATTACAAGCTTCCAAAAGACAGGGTTTTGAATAGTAATAATTCTTCACACACTGGTTCAGATGGATTTATGAGTATTCCAAACGGTACAGATGAGGAGATGCCATTCAACTAATGGATATTTTCGATTAAAAAGAAGACTTAAAGTCTTATCTGCACCTCGTCGATTTAAGAGCGGAGAAGCGGTATAAATCCTTTTCCGCTCCATATAGTCGAGCAACATTGGATTATGGTGATTACACCTATAATACAGTGCTGCCAGATGGCAGTTCGCTTTTCGATACATGTAAAACCATTAAGCCATTCTGCGTGGTAGAGCGAAAAATGAATTTAGATGAATTGGCTGCATGTTTTACCAGAGGGCGCGAGAGATTCCAAAGAGAGTTTGAGCGAGCATTAGATCAGAAGTGTAGGATTTATCTCATTTGCGAAAATTCAAGCTGGGAAAATCTTCTAAACAGTAAATATCGAAGTAAATTCAACTCCAATGCATTCCTGGCTTCTAGCGTTGCGTGGATGGTCCGATACAACATGAATGTGGTTTTTTGCAAGGAAGAAACATCCGGGAGACTGATAAAAGAAATTTTATACAGAGATTTAAAAGAAAGACTTGAAAGGGGTGAGTTTGATGGTTGTAAATTCGATTCAGCTCACAGGTGATAGCAATGAATGAATATCCGAGTATGTATGATGCAGCGATCGAATATGCCAAAAAAGGATTTGCTGTCTTCCCGTTAAAATACCGCGATAAAGTTCCGCTTACCAGGAATGGATGCAAGGATGCGACTACGGATGCGGCTCAGATAAAAGCATGGTGGCAGCAACATCCAAATGCAAACATAGGTCTTGCGACAGGAACTGTAAGCCACAACGTCTTTGTTATTGATTTGGATATTGACGAAGACCGCGGAATTGATGGTTATCACTCCCTGACAGATTGGCAAAGAGAGCACGGAGATTTTCCGGAGACATGGACAGCAATTACCGGTCGCGGCGGATATCACATGTATTTTCGTGGCGACGGGAAAATAAAGAACCGTGCCGGTATCATTGACGGTGTAGATATTCGTGGAAATGGTGGTTATGTAGTCGCCCCTCCTTCAATTCACAAGAATGGTAGGCGGTACGAATGGGAGTATTCGCCAGATGAATTTGAACTAGCGAAGGCCGACAATAATGTAATGTATTTTTTAAATCACGACGATCATAGACAGAGCGCATCGTTTACCATGCCAAATATTGTGTCTGCTGGGCAGCGAAACCAAATGCTTTTTAGATTCGCATGTATGATGCAGGCAAAAGGCGCATCCGATCAGTCAGTCTTTGCCGCAACTATTGCGACGCAAGGTCGGAGAGAGCCAGAATTTGATTATAATTCCAATAACAATATCATTCAGAGCATTAAGAACATATGCGAAGCTATTGAATACGACGAGGAATTGTATGGACACATTAAATACAATGAACTGTCCTATTCTCCATTCGTCTGTGGCAGCCTTCCATGGGAGCACGTGAATATGTACAGGGAGTGGAGCAATAGCGATGACAGGAATCTAAAATTGAATCCAAGTATGGTTTGAAGAGTCTGGAAAAAATCATGGAGGCGCTTAATATCGTGGCAAACCGGAACAGGTTTAATCCAGTGGTTGATATGCTGAATGATATCTACAAAAACAAGTGGAACAGAAAAACGGGATATATCAATAAATTACTTCCGGAATACCTAGGAGTGGAAGACACGGAGTATTCTAGGGAGTGCATGAAACTGTTTATGTTAGGTGCGATCAGCAGGGCATTCCATCCGGGATGCAAGTTTGACTACATGCCAGTACTGTACGGTTCACAGGGAATTGGAAAATCCACGTTCCTGAGGCTCTTGTCGCTCAATAACGCATGGTACAACGACAACTTTAATATAATCGAGGGGGATAAAGCCCCGGAGAAACTCCGTGGCATGTGGATGGTGGAACTGGCAGAGCTACTGGCCACCAAAAAAGCGAAAGAGGTTGAGAGCATCAAAGCATTTCTGACATCCACAGTAGACACGTATAGGCCTCCATATGGCCGCAGAACGGAGCAGAGACCAAGAGTGTGTGTATTTGCTGGAACGACCAATAACGACCGTTTTCTGACCGACAGAACAGGCAATAGACGTTTCCTTCCGATAGTCACGAGAAAGGATCATGTTTTGAAATCCATGTTCGACAATCACGAAGCCGTAGCGTCAGACTTTATGAACGCATGGGGTGAGGCAATGGATCTGTTTGAGAAGGCAGATAGAAAGCCTACACTGATTCTTCCGAGGAATTTACAGGAGTATGTTGAAAGCAAGCAGGAAGAATTCATGGAAGAAGATGTTCGGGTCGGAATCATCCAAGAATGGCTCGATCATACATCTGAACCACGAGTATGCGTCGCAATGCTCTTTGAGCAGGCTCTTGGGAACGAAGGCCGCAAGCCAACAAGGTACGATTCCAATGAGATTCACTCCATTATGCTTAACTGTATTACTGGCTGGGAGAGAGAAAATGGAGGCAAAAGAGTCCGATGCGGAAAGTACGGACCTCAGATTTGTTACAAAAAAGTCGGAAAATTAAGTGAATTTAATAAATTGTGTCAGTGTGAGATACCATTTGATTAAAGCTAGTTACACTTAGTTACACTTAGTTACACCCCAAGATACACCTCAAACCCTTATAAATACTAGCTTTTCTTACTTAGTGTAACTAAAGTAACTAGAAAATACCATAAAGTATATTTATATATATAAAAAAAAGGTATATATAGGAAATTAAGAAACTTTAGGTACACTTAGTTACACCCCAAGGAGGAAAAATGGCAAGTGTAAAGAAAGAAGAAATCCCGATTATGGCAATGTTTATGCCTAGATTTTGGGAGATGATAAAAGAATTTTATGGAATCGAAGACAACGATGAATACTGGCATGCATTGACAGAAAGAGCAAACGAACTTCGCGAAGTGTATCCAGACAGTCTGGTTGACTATCTAACAATGGCTTTTGTCAAATGGGCTGATGATACTCACAGAAAGGAGCGTGAGAGAAATGCCATATAACACAGCAAGAAAGGAGTATGAAGGTATCATAAGATACTTGAAAGAACATGATTATCCGCCAAGTATTCCAGAAATCGCAGCAGGGCTGAGTATATCTAGCCATACCGTACAGAATCATTTTGGTGAATTACTGGAAAGCGGCTTGCTTGAGACGGAAAACCCCGGCACACCACGAGCGTACCGAGTGACAGGATACAAGTTCAGAAAGGTGAAGGGAAAATGAGTAGTAAGTTAAAAGTCAAGAAAAAGACCAGATTTCCTGTTCAGACTCCTAATCAGGCAACTCAGGCGTTTGGACGTTCAATGCAGATCTGTTATAGGCAGATAAAAGACGTAGAGCAGCAAGCCTACGAGGATGGCTTTACCGTTGGTGAGGATTGGAGCAATACGATCAACACTGTCACTACCATGATGGCTCTGAGACGCTTATATGACTTTTCTACGAAACGTTTGCTTGATGTGGTAAGAACTGCCAATGGGTATGTTGAAATGGCGAATAGGGGCGAAATGAGCGTTCTGAGCATGATGCAGGACATTGAAGAGAACACAGATGTAAGATTTGATGAGATGAATAAGAATCTGGTTAAGAAGATGGGAGTTTAAAATGAAATTTATAGATTTTTTCGCAGGAATCGGAGGATTTCGCAGGGGAATGGAATTAGCTGGGCATGAATGCGTTGGTTTTTGCGAATTCGATAAATTTGCCACTGCGAGTTACATCTCAATGCACTTGCTGACAGAAGAGCAGCGAAAGGCATTGGAAGATATTCCTATCAAGAAAAGACAGAAAGAAATATTAAAGGAGGAATACAGAAATGGAGAATGGTATGCAAATGACATTCGAAGAGTGTATGCTGGAGATATTCCCAAAGCAGACTGCTGGTGCTTCGGATTCCCTTGCCAGGACATATCCGTTGCAGGAAAGCAAGCCGGATTTCAAGGAAACCGTTCAAGCCTGTTTTTCAGAGTTATGTACCTTGTCGGACAACTCAAAGAAGAAGATAAACCCACTTACCTTTTCATTGAGAACGTTAAAAATCTGCTTAGTGTTAATGGAGGATGGGATTTCGCCAGACTGCTCATTGAAATGGAGCGGCAGGGGTATGATGCAGAATGGCAGGTGCTCAACTCCAAAGATTTCGGAGTGCCGCAAAACCGGGAAAGATGTTTTATTATCGGACATCTTAGAGGGGGAAGTACCTCAAAAGTATTTCCTATCGAAGGAACAGACGGAAAAAATAGTATTCAAATAATTGCACATAAAGACGGATATAGAAGAAATACGCAAGTGTTTGGACCTGATGGAATTACCGAGACTCTTGATACCGGACAAGGTGGTGGAAGAGGACATCATGTAGCATTGCCGTGTTTTATTGATTTAAGTTATAAAAAAACAGAGCCAACCAATAAGGCAAGGTGCTTACAAGCCAGATACAACAAAGGAATTGCAAATCATAAAGCCGAAGTAAGCGGAGTTGCAATTCCAGTTCTCACGCCAGATCGTGCAGAAAAACGTCAGAATGGCAGACGATTCAAAGATGATGGCGAGCCGATGTTTACGCTTACGAGTCAAGACAGACATGGCGTAGCAGTTGAACCAATCGGGATACTGAGAAATGTTCGCACAGAATATGGAAAAGAAATCCGCAAGGATTACGAAAGTGGAAAACTTGATATTTCCAGACATGAATTTCTTGCTAATGAAATCAGAGAAGATGGAATTGCAAATACCTTAGATACAAGCTGCAATCAAGGAATATTCGTGCAGATATCGGAAGAATTAACGGTATATGCAGTCTGGCATGAAAAATATCAGTGTTATATAGCAATCAGAAAACTTACACCTAAAGAATGTTTCAGGCTTCAAGGTTGGTCTGATGATTATTTTGAAAAAGCACAGTTCGTAAATTCTGACAGCCAGTTATACAAGCAGGCAGGAAACGGCGTAACAGTGACAGTTATAGAAGCCATGGCAAGAAAAATGAACGTAAATCTAAATTGATAGCGTGTCAGTTGCTTACATGGGCGAAAGGAGAACGAGAATGAAGCAGAAAACACCGGAACAGGAATTAGAGTTGTTAAGAGAAGGCCTATTACATGAGCGCGCTATCTGGGAGCACATCAATGAAAATGGCTGTAATGATCCATTTTGGGCGGATGGATGCAATATGAATCTAACCAGAAATCATATTCTTTCATACAGAAATGAGATTGCAAATTGTTGCGAGGAACATAATCTTCCACTTCCAGAAAAATACTTTCTAAAAGTACCGCCAGAAGTTGACGATGATTATATGGCGAACTTTAACCAGAAAGCCCGTGTAGATAGATTGAAACAGCAGGGTGATACATTAAGCCGGAAGAAAAAGAAGTTTATTGATGATGGACAGATGGAGTTTTGTTGATTAACCATGTAGTTGCTTACATGGGGAAAGTGAGGATGGAAATGAAATTATATTTCTACATTTTAGACAGTGACCGAGAATATAATCCGGAAATCAAAACATTAGGAGACTATATTTCCAAGATTAGAGTTGAGGAATGCGAGGTAATCGAGAAGCCAAAAACCTACAAAGCAGTAACTCGATTTCCAGACGGAATCTACATTGGGTATGTGAAAAAGGAAGATATCGGAAAAATTTCTGGTTATTCAACGCCGTACATTGTGTTGACGGTACCGAATTATCAGTTTGTAAAAGAAAAATTCTTACATAGGTACAACGACGAGATTTGTAGACTAAAAAAAATAATTGCCGGGTATGAGGACAGAATAGCTGCGATCGAAGATTACAAGGAGGACGCAAAATGTTAATCAGAAGTCAGAACAGAGAAGTATTGATTAATCTCAATTCTATGGCAGGCATTGAAATTGCGGAAGGACCTATAAAAACAATTATAACATCATACATAACCGGATGCAGTTATCTGCTAGGAGAATATTCGGATAAAGAAAAAGCCTTCAAAGTACTGGATATGATTCAGGAAGCCTATGTAAATGGACATATTGATTACCAGATACCAGAGGATAGCGAGGTGGTTGTATGATCACATTCTTATTAGGACTTGCCCTTGGGACCATATTCGGAGCGACTGGTCTTGTATGTGTAGCGATTATGTACGATAAGCACCATCCAGACGAATGAAGCAGTTAAAATTGTGAAAGGCGGCGGAGTTGAATGAGTAGATTAATTGACGCTGATAAATTAATTCAAGAAATGAGCGAATGGTATTGGGATAAAGAAAAGCAGAAAGCTGCGGAAAATGATGTTTCTCCGATGGATTTATTTACACATCTTGCAATTACAACTGTTCAAGAGCAGCCGACAGTTTTTAACGTTGATAAGGTTGTGAAGCAGTTGGATAATGAAGCTGATAGATCATCTACATATTTTGAAGAATATGCGGATGAAATCGGGAAAAGTGCAGCGGATAGAAGATATATGGAAAGGCAGATTCCTAAGAAACCGATTACATATCCTGGGACAAACAGAGCAGACTGCCCTGTTTGCATGAAAACGGTAAGAGGAATCGGAAAGCCATTTGGCAAATATTGTGCAGGATGCGGACAGCGGCTTAAGTGGGAGGCGGAACCATATGTTAAAAATCAGCTAGAAGAATCAGGGCAAGTAGAGGACGGTGGAGTTGAATGAGAGAAATTCTTTTCAAGGCAAAGCGGATTGACAATGGTGAATGGGTTGAGGGAAATTATGTGAAAAAATATGACCTTTCAGGTAAAAGACATTTAATCTTGTATGTAGACAATTATGTAAGATGGAAATGTGTGGGAATTGATCCAAAAACCCTCTGCCAGTTCACAGGACTTTGCGACAAGAATGGGAAGAAAATTTGGGAAAATGATATTATCAAATATCATTTCGGAGAAATCTATGCTCCAATCAAATATGGATGTTATCAAAATTGTTTTGATGCTCAGAAAGCAGAACATCTCGGATTCTATGTAGATTGGACGGGCGACAAATGCCTTAGAAAAGATTTAGGGTATTGGATTGACATGGTATACGCTATGCCAGTTGGAAACATTTTCGACCAACCAGAATTATTACAGGAGGAATGAGATGAGTAGATGGTATGTAAGTGTCGGAATGAGCTTATCAATTGATTATGACGATATTGAAGCCGATACAAAAGAAGAAGCTGAGGAAATAGCAAAAACACGAGCATCAGAAGATATTGACTACAATAACTGCGATTGCGAAGTTGACAATATGAGCGTGTGGTCTAGTTTTAAGGAGGAACACAAATGAGTAGTGCAAGTGTAAGATTCGGAACAAAAGCATATGTATGCGCAAGATACTTTCTTAGACCGGGAAAGTGTTTCAAATACATCGACCAGCGCGGTGAGGACACCACAGAACACGTCTACGAGGTCATGGCGTTATATCCGTGCTGCGTCCTGTTAAGAGATACCAGAAACGGAGTCAGGACTTGTCCGGGGTATAACACTTTGAGCCTGATGCTGAGAGGAAGTGAAGCGAATGAATAACAAACCTACACCAGACATAACGCCAAATCTTGCTATATCAGCGTACCATGTATTACAGCAATATTGCACTGGACAGCCAGCGGATTGCAAAGGCTGCGGATTCTACGAACGCTGTCCAGAATGTTTTCAAGGCATACCATGTGACTGGAACTTGAATGAAGAGGGTGAAATAAATGAAGTTAAGAAAGGCAACGCTAACTGATTACGGAGTGCCGCCGGATGATATACCGAAGAGCGATAAATACAACCTGTTACAGGTATCTATTAAATATGCGCCCGGCATTGAATCGCAAATCTATGACAGTATCGTGAACAGCATTGGCTATCGAACAATGGAGAAGATCAGGACGGTTCCTGCAACGGAGAATGACTTTTATGGATACAAACGTAAAGTCATGGCGGAATATTATCATCTGGCCAAGCTGATTGGCAGACTTTAAAAAACTTAAAAATTTATAAAAGTGGTAGAGAGCTATGTGTGCCCTAGTATGGTATTATAGTATATATAACTATAACTATGCTAGGGCGTTTTAATTCAGAAAGGATATGATTGGATGTTAATAGGATGGCAAACGACCAGAATTTAAATAATGGAGTGGCGACACAGTTTCGAAGCGGCGAGGAAGCGGCGGGGGACGGGGAAAAAGTCCTGCGCCGACTGCCGCAAAAAAGAAACTCACAAAAATGGGAATATCTGATGAGGATGCAAATAATAATGCCTGTATTGTAGCTGCCGTATACGATAAAGCTATTAAAGGAAATATGCAGGCAGTAGACAAATGGGAACAGTTGGTAGCCGTATCAAAATCAGACGAAAGCAAATATGAACTTCCTGCTAGAGTACTCGGCAAGGCATTCGTGGATATTAACCGGCAAATTAAGCCTAATATCGAGTATGTATTCGAGGGCGGTCGAGGTGGTCTGAAATCTTCGTTCGTAGCTTTTAAGATTGTTGAACTTATCAAGAATAATCCTCAGATGCACGCCTGCATTACAAGACAGGTGGCCGGTACTCTGAAAGATTCTGTATATGCTAACATGAAATGGGCTATCAACGAACTGGGATTGATGGAAGAATTTGAATGTAAGGTGTCGCCACTCGAGATCAGGTATATTAAGACTGGACAGACAATATACTTCCGTGGTCTGGACGATGAAACCAAACTGAAATCTATTAAACCGGAGTTTGGATATATCGGAATCCTCTGGAAAGAGGAAAAAGATCAAATGAAGGGAGATGCCCAGGAACGTTCTGTTAATCAGTCAGTGCTTCGTGGTGGTGACGAGTCCTATGATTTTTCATCGTATAACCCACCAAAATCAAAATCAAACTGGGTAAACAGGATTAAGCTCATGCCTAACCCGAAAAGAGTTATTCATCATTCGAGCTATCTGGAAGCCCCGGCGGAGTGGCTTGGACAGAAGTTTATTGACGATGCAGCACATCTGAAAGAAATCAATCCAGAAGCCTATGAGCATGAATACCTGGGCGTCCCAAATGGTGACGGCGGGAACGTATTTGAATATCTGGAGATTAGAGATATTACAGATGAAGAGATCAGCCGCATGGATAAAATATTTCAGGGGTGTGACTGGGGATTTTTCCCTGACCCGTATGCTTTTATACGTTTGTATTACAATCATAACACTGAAAAGATATATCTCATTGATGAAATTTACGAAAATAAATGGAGTAATAGGAAATCAGCAGACGAGATTCTAAAAAGAAAATACGGTGCGATAAAAGGTCCTGGAAGTGTTGAATATTCTATGAAATGGCTTCAGACAAGGACTATCGTTATTGACCCCAAAAGAACGCCTAATGCTTATAAAGAGTTTTCGGAATACGAATACGAAAGAGATAAAGACGGAAACGTTATAAGCGGATATCCTGATGAAAACAACCATTTAGTCGATGCCTGTAGGTATGCAACAGAATCACTGTGGAAAAGGAGGGGGAATAATGCCTGACATCCAGTATTTAGAAGACGGGAATGTAGCGTATTTTAATGGAATGCGTTATAGAAAAGATAAAAAGACGGGATACTTTTTGCACACGGTATCTGGTGGGCGAACAGGTTCACGTCTGCATAGAGATGTGTATGAATATTACAATGGGGAAATTCCAAAAGGTTATAACATTCACCATATTGACCATAATAAAATGAATAATGAAATTGATAATCTGTTGTGCATGGAAGCTAAAAAACACGCTATATTGCATGGAAAAGAACTGACAGAAGAACAAAGAGAATGGAAAAGAAGAAATGTCATAGAAAAAGCAGTCCCTAAAGCTATAGAATATCAAAAGTCAGAAAGAGCAAGAGAGTTTCATAAAAAACATTATCAAAATATGAAAGAAAAGTTATATGTCAAGAAAGAGTTTGAATGTGAATATTGCAATAAAACCTTTATCGCAATAAACAATGGGCAAAATAAATTCTGCTCAAATAAATGCAAATCAGCATGGAGAAGACAACAGGGGCTTGATAATGTAGAGCGTATATGTAAGAAATGTGGCAAGAAATTTATTTCAAACAAATATAAGAAAGCCAAGTTTTGCAGTATAAAATGCTCAAATTCATACAGGGCCGGTATAACAGCAGGTGACTAAATGGGACTTATAACAACACTAAAAAGGTGGTTTAACATGATATTCAAAAAACAAGCCGAAGAGGACTTCAACATCCAGGCAGCAGAATTTCCAGAGATGGAATCACTGATTAACCGGTGTGCGAACATCTATAGGGGTGCGCCGGAATGGTTAAATGATAAGAATAATATTAAAACGATTAATTTCGCGAAATCTGTCTGCTCAGAGACAGCGCGGCTCGCAACACTAGCGATCGGCATTCAGAAAGATGGGGCCGCAAGGGCAGATGGTTCCGCAAGGGCTACATGGCTTCAGGAGCAGATTGACAAGGTATATTTCCAGATACGCCACTGGGTAGAATATGGTTGTGCTTATGGAACGGTTTTTATCAAACCGAACGGTGAGAGCCTTGACGTATTTACTCCGGCAGACGTGATGATTGTAGATTACGATAATCAGGAGATTAAAGGGATTATATTCAAGGATTCTTATACCGTTGGACGGAAATACTATACAAGACTTGAATATCATCGTTTTGTTGAGACTGTAATAGATGGCGTGACGACCTATCCGTACTACGTTTCCAACAGAGCCTATGTGTCAAAATCCCCTCAGAGCATCGGTGACAGAATCGACCTTAAACAGACCAAATGGGCTGACCTCATGGCAGATACACCACCAATTCTCAAAGCAAATGGGGAGAAGCTGGATGGGCCTCTATATGGAGTCCTACGGACACCACAGGCGAACAATGTGGATATCAGTACGCCACTTGGACTTCCAATTTTTGCCGAAGCCATTGAAGAGTTAAAAGATCTCGACATTGCATATAGCCGTAATGCCGGAGAGATTTTTGATTCACAGAAGATTGTTCTGGCAGATGATAGGCTGTTGATGCCAAGTGGCACACCTGTATCAGCTATGTCACCACAGGGCATGAAGAACAGACGGAATGAGATGAACTTGCCACGCTTTGTTAAGAATGTATTCGGACAGGACGAGAAAGAATTCTATCAAGAAATCAATCCAGTTCTCAACACAGATACCCGTATAAGTGGCATAAATGCCCTTTTAAGCCAGCTGGGGTACAAGATTGGATTCTCCAACGGGTATTTTGTTTTTAACGAATCTAGCGGTATTCAGACGGCTACAGGAGTAGAAGCGGAACAGCAGAGGACAGTACAGTTCATTAAAGATGTTCGAGACAAACTGGAATCCTGCCTGGACGAAGTTATCTACGCATTGAACGTTTACGCTGACCTGTACGGACTTGCGCCTGTCGGAGCCTATGAAGTCAATTATGACTTCGGAGATATTCTTTATGTCAGAGAAAATGACCGTGCGAGATGGTGGCAGTATGTGACCACTAGTAAAGTTCCGGCATGGCTGTATTTCGTGAAGTTTGAAGGAATGACTGAGGAAGAAGCGAAAGCAATGGTCGAAGAAGCTCAGCCAGACGAGCCAACATTGTTCGGAGAGGAGTAAATAGATCATGAATAACATTACAACGGCAATTTTTGATACCGGAACAAAATATACCAACGTCGTGGGTCTGTGGCAGTATGACTACGGGCAAATCCTTCGAATTGCCGGGCTAAACATGCCGAAAACCGTAGAAATACATTTCTCGCTGAACGAAACCCGCGGAAGTTCAGTGACACGTATCGGAATTACGAAAGATAGAATAACTGACGTTTCCATACCAGATTCCATGCTGGAGAATGAAAACGTTAAACAGAATTATAATGTCTACGCATTCATCTTTTTAACAGATGAAAATTCTGGAAACACCGAGTACCGCATCAAAATTCCAGTTAAAGCACGCCCGAAACCGGAAGCTGTCGGTGGCGCTGGAGAGACAACATTAGAAAACATCATGTCGGCGATTAATCAGATTGCAGATAAAAAGGCGGACGCCCTGGATTATAAGAATAATGTCCTCAGGCTGCTGTCCGGGGAAACAGAATTGTCCAGAGTAATCATCAGAGGCGGTTCTGGCGGCGGAGCAGACGCAAGAGAAATCGAACTGCGGAAATCAGCAACAGCAATCCAATGGCGCTATACAGGAGACGAAACGTGGAATGATCTTGTCACCCTGGCAGAGATTACAGGAGCGCAAGGTGAACAGGGAATTCAAGGGTTACAAGGCCCCACCGGACCTCAAGGCGAACCCGGTATACAAGGCGAGAAGGGAGAAGCCGGCGCTCAGGGCGAACAGGGCCCAGCGGGCGAACCCGGTAAAGACGGTCGCGGAATCACATCTGTAACGATTAAGGCAGACGGACATTTGCAGATTGACTACAGCGACAGCACAAATGTTGACGTCGGGAAGGTAACTGGAAATGATGGTCTGGATGGTGCGTCTGGTGTACCCGTGAGGGTCGAAAAGACAGCATCTGACACCACCGTAGAAATAGAGCCTAACAAACTGTACATCTTTCCAGAAATGCTAAGTCTCACATACACCCTTGCAACACCATCAGACACATCAGTGTCTAATGAATATCATTTCGTTTTCAGAAGTGGTGCTACAGCGACAGAGCTTGTACATCCTGCGAATGTATCAGTTCCTGACGGATTTGCTGTCGACAAAAATAAATTGTACGAAATCAGCATCCTCGAAGGATGTCTGGCGTACCAGAGTTGGGCGGTGAGCTGATGGAGAGAAGACGAGTTTTAGAAAGGGAGGGAGAAAGTATGAAGGAATGGAAATTATTAAAGACACTAACATCTAGCGATGTTAGTTCAAATAATGACGTTCACATAACTACTGATAATGATGGAAATCAATTTTCTGTGGATGAAATATACGCGAGAATAAAGACATGTGAAAGAAACGTCTCCAGTTATAATGACATTAGCATTAATAAAAAAACAATTGGCGAAATACGTGGCAATTATCCTGCGGAACTTTTTATAAAAAATATAAGTGGATTTTGGAGATGTTTTTATATTCCTTATAGTAATACATATGAGTCGGGCACGTTAACTTCATGGGGAGCGTTTCATCCTGGTTACATAAAGACAAAAGAAGAGATACCTGCAATTACCGAAATCGGTATTGGCTGGGTTAAAAATATTGAAGCAGAAATATACGGGAGGTAATTGACATGAGACGCAAATTAACACAAAATCTTGTCAGTCAGTCAGTCAGTCAGTCAGTCAGTCAGTCAGACAGAGCTTAATTGACTTTAAATCCTGTGTCAAGTCTGAAATTTCTGAGAAAGCCGTGGAGATATGCTAAGACGGCGAATGATGATGCAGATGGCACAGGAGGTAGAAGAAATGAAGAAATGGGAAACGATAATTGATTATACAACAACGGAAGACACCGTTGAATTTTGTTGTGATACAGATGTAAATGGTGAACCATTTAAATTAAAAGAATGCATAGTCTTTTTAAAAAACACACCTTGCGAGGACAACAAAGATAATGAAGTTCTAATTAAAATAAATTTTGCCAAAAGCAATGCGTGGGGTAAAAGTGTGGGCATACTTTCGAAATCTGCTAAAAATACAGACAAATATCGAAAAGCATGTATGAGATTTGAGCAGATTAATGGAAAGATCTTTATGACTAGTTCTTTTCTGTCATTTAATGCAGCATCTGTTTGCGATACGATGATGGTAAACAATGGTACTTATGGTGCTTTTGACCTAGATGATAATTTTGATGTTAAAAATTCAACAGAATACATAGAAAGCATATGCATAGGAAGCTACATAAAAGTCATCGGAAAAGGAACACATTTAAAAGTTATAGGAGTGCGAGCCTGAAGGAGAGGTTGACGATATGAATGACAATGATACAATGCTGACAGCACAGCACAGCACAGCACAGCACAGCACAGCACAGCTTAAGGCGTAGATTGCTTATAAGCAGTCGAAAGACAGATGATAATCTAATAGATTTGAACGCTTATGGTGAAGCAGCTAATACGTATGTACAAGATATCGCTGTTGATAGCACGAAAACATATTACGCGTATGATATTAGTTATATCGTCTGCTACAGCAAGTGGGGCGCTAATCTTGGACTGGCAACGATAGCAGGCAACGGAACAGTCATATTAAAACCAGATACCATAACAGTAAAAGTAAACATTGGAAAAGATAAAAATCCATACTTCGGATTAACGAGGAGGTGATAAATTGTACGCAAAATTACAAAATGGAATGTTGCACAGTGCGCCGAAAACAGTGACATGGAACGGATGTACGGTAAATAACCCGTCCGCTGATAAGCTGGTAGAATTAGGTTATAAACCTGTGGTCTACACAGACATGCCAGAGAGCACGGTAGAGGGCAAGCACTACGAATCAAGTTGGAAAGAATCTGATACTGAGATTATCCAGATATGGACACTTGTGGATGATCCAGTGTACCCAGAGCCTGAACCTACGCCAGAAGAACGACTGGACAAGGTAGAGAAGCGCACAGACACACTTGAAACAACATCAGACGATATCATTTTGATGTTAGCAGATTTTATAGGAGGAGAAGAGTAATGAAAACAATTAGTGGAATCAAATTAAAAATCATGGTAAGAGCGTTTAAAATTCGCATTAAGAACGGAGAATCGTTTGAAGATATTGCAGCAGATTATCCAGTGCTAACTACAGATGATCTGGAAGCGATTCGAGAAGCACTAAATTTAGAATAATTCACTAAAGAGGGCTTTAGTCAACCAATAAAAATAAAAACATGTACCGATAGCTGAAGAACTACATCAGTATATCATCTCTGAGATCGTGTCGCGGATGATGGCAAGAATCGGCAGGGGTGAGGACTACATTCTGACCAATGTCGATGCGTGGAGAATCAGAACACTACAAGAATCCGGCGAGCTGTTAGATGACATTCTAGCGGAACTATCCAGATACACAAAACGCGAACAGCAGGAGCTTCTTGAAGCGTTTGAAGATGCCGGAATCACTGCAATGAACTACGATGATAAGGTATACAAGGCGGCAGGATTAAGCCCTGTACCGCTCGAACAATCTCCTGCTATGATAAGGCTCATGGAGCGGAATATGCTTGCGACTATGGGCGAGTGGAAGAACTTTACACGAACGACCGCAAGTGCCGCTCAGAAGCTCTATATTGAGCAATGCGACCGTGCATATAATCATGTGATGACTGGGGCAGTCGGATATACGCAAGCCGTCAAAGAGGCAGTTAATAACGTTGTGAGTGATGGTGTGACAGTCACATATCCATCCGGCAGAAAAGACACCATTGAAACCGCGGTTGCGCGTTCTGTTAGAACTGGTGTGGCTCAGGCTACGGGAGATATATCTTTAAAACGCATGGAAGAAATGGACTGGGATTTAATTCTGGTCAGTGCTCACATGGGAGCCAGAACGGGTGATGGCGGTGAGAATCCCGGAAATCACTCATGGTGGCAAGGTAAGATATACTCTCGTTCTGGAAAGAGTAAGAAGTTTCCACCGTTCTCATTGACCGGATACGGAACAGCAAGCGGACTGTCAGGGGTCAACTGTCGGCATAGTTTCGGAGCCAGTGATGGAGAATTTAATCCCTATGCAGAACTATCAGCACAGGACAAAGCCAACAAAGGAAAACAGTATGAAAAAGAACAGAGACAACGTACTTATGAACGGAGAATCCGCAAAACGAAGAGAGAGGTTCTTGGACTGCAAGCAGGAGTTGACAATGCACCAAATGAAAAGGCGAAATTCGCACTCCAACAAGACCGTGACCGTACAGAAACAAAATGCTGCATACAAAGATTACTGTAAGCAGAACGGCTTAAGGGAATTGCAAGACCGACTCATGATAGCGAAGTGGAACCGCCAGAACGCCGCAAAAGCCAGAGGAGCGGCAAAACGATATAAGACAGCAAAGGGGATTGACTGATGGACAGATGGGAATATTTCAATCCAAATCCTGTTAAGGGTAAGAGAACCGGAGATTGCGTTGTCCGGGCAATATGCAAAGCGACCGGGCAGGACTGGGAAACGGTATTCGCCGGATTAATGATACAGGCGTGCACTCTGTCAGATATGCCGAGTGCAAACTATGTCTGGGGTGCGTACCTCTATAAACATGGGTACAGACGCAAACTGATTGAACAGTCAGAACAATATATCTATACAGTCAACGACTTCTGTACAGACCATCCGACAGGTACATACATTCTCTGCATAGATGGTCATGTAGTGACAGTGCAAGAGGGAAAATATTTCGATGCATGGGATAGCGGTACATGGGATAGCGGTAATGAGATCCCAGTATATTACTGGGAGAAGGAGTAACTAAATGAGCATATCAGAATTTGTACAGATTTTCCTCTCTATCTGCGGAGGGGTGTCTATTGTCGGAGGTGCGGCAGCCGTAATCTTTAAATGGATTACACCGGCGTTTCGACTTAACAAACGAGTGGAGAGACTGGAAGAACATGACAAACGAGATTACGAGAGTCTCCAGAGGATTGCAGAGCGTGATTCATTGATTCTTGAAGTCCTATCGACCATGTTGGACAGTCAGATCAGTGGAAATAATGTCGAGGAATTAAAAAAAACAAAACAGAAGCTTACAAATTATCTTGCACAGAATCAACGTTAATTGCATTAATAAGGGGTATGCTCATGAAGTTATATGTGTTCACAAAGAAAGATATAGACAGATTCTTGATAGAATGTAATTTCACACCGGATGAAGAAAAGCTATTCCGATTGAGATGCAAGGAACATACGCTCGAATACTGTGCTGAACAGATGAATGTGAGTATATCCACGGCGAAACGATTGAGCCGCCGGGTGAATAATAAAATAATTAAAGTGTGTTGAAAATATGGAGAGGATAATTCTACCCTCTCCTTTTTCTTATTTCTCGCAATCTTCCAAGACAGCTCGCTCTAACAGCTGTCTCACATAATCCGGGCATTTGCTTTTTCCGGATTCCCAGTTTTCGAGCGTTCTAATCGGTATGTTGTACCTCCTTGAGAATTCTGCTCGGGATATCTTTAAGTGTTCACGCATTTCCATGGTGGACATATTTTCTTTTTGTTTCAGATCATCTTCCATAGATCCTTTTGTTTTGTAAGACATGAATCCTGCCGCGGATGGGAAAATACGGGTGTAAGTGGTTTTGTTTTCGTCAATCCATTTAATGCTCACATATACTTTTGCACATAAATATGGCCATTCCGGACTTAATATAGTACCGTCCGCATATACACAAACATCACATTCTTCAGCGATAGAATTATCATATATGATACGATCGACTTCTTCTTTAAAGAATTTCGCACGGCAATAGGCCACGATATCGTCTAACTGGTATCCGTCGCATTCAGGTATAAAACTTTTGATCTGTTTTCGCTTGATCTCCCATAGATTCGTGCTATAATCTTTATCCATTTTAACGAGGCTGTCGACAAACCCACCGACAGGAGAGGGATTTAAGATTTTGTAAGCTACATCAAGTTCGGCTTCAGATTTTCCGCAGCCTTTCTTGAAATCATGCATTAATTCATCCATCATGGATTCAAATTCAGATTGATTATATTTATACATACATTTCGCCCCCCTTCTATCAATGTTCTTTGGCATATTTATGTATACGCTCATATAAATTCATTTCATTTCGGTTCGCCATTAATTCGCTTAAATCGTTTGAATCATAATTTGTAGAATATACGGCATAACTGCGATTTTCGATAAACCATGAAGCTTCTTTGATGTTGCTAAGAATCTCCATGTCTTTAGCCCTTTTTTCTGCGCGAGCAGGTCTGTCTTCGGATTCGTATTTTCTAACGAGAGCAGATAAATATGAAATCATGTTTTTTCTTATATCTTCAGCCCATGCAATCTGCTTTGGACTTCCGACGAGTTCAACTAATTTTTGTTCCATTGTTTTCGCTTCCTCCCATGCTTTCTTAAGACCGGAGGATATAGTTAATGCTGACTTTTTAACCAGTTCCCATGCTCTTTTCATGATTTTTGATAAGTTGTATTTCTTCATTTCTATTTCCTCCGTTCCTTTGATGATTATATAATACCACCAATTTGGTGGTATGTCAATACTTTTTCGATACTTTTTTGAACTTTTTAGAATGATATATCTATGCAAAAATATAACCAGAAAGGGGGTGCATAAATAACCAGAAAGGTGGTGCATAAGATGGCATTATATAACAATCCTTATCAATACAGTTTTGGCGCTCCGGGACAGATAAATCAGTTCCAGCAACAGCCTGTCCAGATGCCGGCTCAACCAGTGCAGCAACCACAACAGAATAACAATGGCATCCTGTGGGTATCCGGCGAAGTCGGCGCAAAATCCTATCTGGTAGCACCCGGGACAAGCGTTTTACTAATGGATTCAGAATCAGAGAAATTTTATATAAAATCCACAGACGTTTCCGGTATGCCACAGCCATTACGGACGTTTGAGTATCACGAAATAGGCACTCAGATGCCACCTAAACAGCCTGTTCAAAACATGGACAGTAAATATGTCACACGACAGGAATACGATGATTTAAAGGGCAAATACGAAACTATCATAAACCGATTAAATTCTTTTTCTGAACCTGTTAGAGCTAATACCGTACAGGAGTCAGCAACCAAGGGAGGAAATGCAGATGAGTAATCCATTATTTAACGCGCTTGGCGGTGGGAGGCCGCCGGGGGACGGAACAATG